ATTGTTATAATGATGAAAATGGAAATCACAGAGATATTTTTGAAGAAAAGTTTAAGGAGTGTAGAAGAGTTAATATATTACATGCTCACTACACTCCTTTGGAATTAATAGAAGATAATAGGGATAAAATACATTCTTATATAATCCACAATTGTTTGGATAAGGTAATTGTGGAAACAGGTATAACCGATTTACCTTTTGGGTGGACTCCTTATTATTCAGAAAAATGGGAAACTGAAATACTATCATATGCGAAAAACAAAGTATGGATAGGATTATATGAATTAAAAGGAGAAAAATTTAACGGAACGATTGATATACCATCTTACTATGAATTTGTTCACAATAAAGAATTATCGGATTCAAATTCAATAGGATTTACTGCAAGATGTGAAAGTAGAAAGAACCCACATTATTTAGACCAATTGGAAGGATTTATGTTTACTAACATTAGAACCTTTCAGAAAACTTGGAAACATAAAACCGATATAAACTTTAAAAATTTAAAACAAATTCAATATGAAAGCCCATTTGAAGAAATATATTATGGTATGGATTGGGGTATATCTCATTGTGCATTTTCTGCTGAGCCATTTGGATTTTCCATATTTCAAAGTTTAGATTGGGGAAAATTACCAATTATTTCAAAGGATTGGTGTGAGGATATACCTTATAAGTTTAGAGCTAGTACTAAAGAAGAATTTAAAGATATTTATGATAGTATTGGGTATCTCGCATATGAAGAGAAAAAAGAGGAGTTTGATAAATTTAAATATTTATTATCACACCGTTTCAATACAAAGCAAAGTTGGAAAGAACAATTAACAAACTTATATAATGCCTAGAGTTCAGGGAGACAATTTAGAATTATCGAATTTAAAAGCAGCGACAGGTAATACGGCTACTTCTAACTACTCTATTGCTACTGCGGCTGGTACAACTACCGGCCCAATTGCATTTTCGGATTTCACAATCGATTCAGTTGGTTCTATTAGTGGGTTTACCTATGTAAAAGAATCAACTGCTGAAACTTATACTTTAGGGTTTGGTAATGCAGGTAGTCGTTTTTTAAGTAGAGTTGGTTCTCAATACAATAATTTCACATGGAGCTTATCAGCAGGAGCAGAGTTTACACTTCAATCACTTCCTCCTTATAATCCAACTGTAACTGCAAACGCTGTAGGTAATTCATCTACATTAGTAGCCCCAACTGCAAGAACACTTTCGGTAACATTTAGAGACCTTTATAATGACCATGCAAGTGATTATAATCTTACAAAAACAAAGACCATTTACAATGTGGATGATTATGCAGGAGCTAGTGGATTGTGTTTACATTTAGATGAGATGATTGAGATGTGGGATGGTACATTTAAAAAAGCTGGTGATTTAGTAGAAGAGGATGTTGTAAAAGCATACTTCCCTCCACACTTCCAACAAGTAGATGATTTTAATTTCTATGATTGGGAATATTATACACCTGGAGGAATATTAGTTCCTGCTTATGTTAAAGATGTAGCATATACATTTGTGGATAGATGGAATATAATAAGAACTGATAAAGGTGATGTTAGAGGAAATGGTGAACACCCAATGATGATATGGGATATGAACGAAGAAGTTTATAAATTTAAACCATTGGGATTACTTCAACCTGGAGATAAATTAATAAAAGTATTAGGTGAGAACCAAATAGAGGAAGTAGAGATAATTGCAAATGAGGTTCAATCATCGACATTAGAGGTTGTATCGATAGATGTTGAAGATGTAGATACATACATAGTAAACGGATTCGTTACCCACAATAAGGGTGCAAACTCATTAGCGGGGTATTCTATATCAACTAATCCAACTATATCAATCGCAGGAGTAACTATCGGAGGAGATGCATACAAACAATTAACATTAAGTACAAACTCAGCAGTAGTTTCTCCTGGTTCAACAGCGATTACTGCAAACTATTCTTATGATATACAGATAGCATCTGATAGTGGATTTAGTTCTATATTAGCAACTTTTGCTGCATATAGTTCTAATACATTAAACTATAAAACTGGAGCTACTATTTTTGCAAGAGCTAAAACAAATTTTGCAGGATTACAAAGTGGATTCGGTTCAACTGCAACAGGATAATAAAATAATATAATATGTTTAAGATAACAAAACAATTAGTAGTAGATGGAAACGTTTTAGAGAGAATCTATGTTTCCAAAGATTATACATTTGAGGGAGTTGAAATCTTCGAAACGGAAGAAGAGGCTACTGAAAAGGCGGCAGAATTAGAAAGTTTAGATAATTTTGGTGCTAAATATAAGATTACGCATTTATCGTAATATTTATACATATATATTAGTATAAACAAACCCAAATTTAAACAAAATGGAAAACAAAAAGTTATCGGAAGAAGAGTTACAAACAATCAATGAATTAAGAACGGATTTTGCTAATGCATTTGCTAATATCGGTTCAGTTCAAAGTAGAATTAAAGAATTGGAAGAAGAGAACGAAATAAACTATGCATCTCTGAAAGAAATCCAACAAAGAGAGGCAGATTTATTTGAAAAACTAAAAACTTCTTATGGTGAAGGTAGTGTAGATTTAATTACTGGCGAATTTAAACCCGCATAATAATATTTTGGAGGTTTCATTTGATATTTATAGTAGTAAACAAAAATTAAACAACAATTAATATGGCAGAGAAAATTGTATCACCTGGTGTATTTACGAGAGAAAACGACCTTTCTTTCTTACCACAAGGTATATCACAAATAGGTGCAGCTGTTGTAGGCCCTACAGAAAAGGGACCTGCTTTCGTTCCTACGTTAGTAACGTCACAAGCTGAATACGAACAAATCTTCGGAACACCGAAAGATTATTACACAGGTTATACAGTACAAAATTATTTAAGAGATGCCGGTTCGGTAACCGTTGTTAGAGTAGCAGGTACAGATGGGCATACTACATTAGCCGGAGGAAGCGGTGGAAGTTATGCAGTATATGGAGAGGATGCAACTGGTGATAGAAGACTTATTTCCGTTCTTGAAAGTACATCATCAAATGCAACGAACGTTTCTGGCGTTCATACAGCTGGTACTAAAACAATAGTTCTTACATTGGGGTCAGCACCTTATACGGTATCTATAGATTTAGCGCAGACTAGTTCAATCGATAAAGTATTGGGTACATCACCATCATCTGAAAAAACTAAATATTCTAATATACTATTTGATGAAACTAGTTTGATAAGTGGCTCATATACTGGTGGACAAGGAGGTGCGATAGTAGTAGAAGCATTACCTGCACAAAATTTTGTAAATGTAGATAATGGGTATTCTCAGGCTAACACACCATGGATTTTATCTCAGCGATTTAATGGTGACAGCCGATATAACTTATTTAAAGTTAAAACACTTGCACATGGTGAAAACGAGAATACTAGATTTAAGATACAAATTTCCAACGTAAAAATAGTAGATAACGATTATGGTACATTTACATTGACTGTTAGAGATTTTAATGATACCGATAAAAGAAAAGTTGTTTTAGAGACTTATAATAACTTAAACTTAAATCCTAATTCTCCTAATTTTATAAATAGAAGAATTGGAGACAGATATATTCAAATTGAAGCAGATGGTAAAATAAAAGAATTTGGAGATTATTCAAATAAAAGTAAATTTATATACATAGAGACTGCATCGGAAGGTACATACCCACTAAATGCAGTTCCTTTTGGATTTGCAGGATATGAATTACCGGTTAGAATATTAGGTGGTACTCTTACCTCACTTGATGTTCCAGTAGTAAAATATTCAGTTGCATCTATAAATGGTGTAAATTCAAGTGGATTTGAATTCGGTGATTCTGATATTACTGACGGAAAAAATAATAAAAACTATTTGAAACCAATTCCGAATAGTGCTGGAACTGGTTCAAACCAAGTGTTTGGATTGGACGTTAATGTTGGATTGGCAGCGGAAGTTCTAAGTGGTTCAACTGCAGCAGTTGAAATATCAAAAAGAAATTTCTGTTTAGCTTTACAAGGAGGATATAATGGAATTAATCCAATTATTCCAATCAAAAAAGGCGCGGATATAACTAATACCAATACACAGGGATTTGATTGTGATACTTTAACTACTTGGGGTGGTAAAGCATATGTAAAAGCATTGAACACTATTTCAAACGCAGATGAAATTGATATTAATTTATTGGTGACACCTGGACTTATAAGAGAATTACACGATGAATTAGTGGATAGAGCTATAGATGTATGTGAAGCAAGAGAAGATGTATTTTATATCGCAGATTTTGTTGGAGCAGATAGTAGTATTTCAACTGCAGTAGAACAGGCAGGATTGGTAGATTCGAATTATGTTGGCACATATTACCCATGGGTAAAAACTGTAGATTCTCTTACAAACAGATTGTTACCTGTCCCACCATCAGTATTATTGGTAGGTACATACGCACAGAATGATAGATTAGGTGCAGAATGGTTCGCACCAGCGGGTTTAAATAGAGGTGGTATTCAGGGAGCTGTTCAAGTGATGAATAGATTAACTCAATCTGAAAGAGATACATTATACGAAGGAAAGGTAAACCCAATCGCGGCATTCCCTGGACAAGGTATTAGTGCATTCGGACAGAAGACATTACAAGAAAGTTCATCTGCATTAGATAGAATCAACGTAAGAAGATTGTTAATTAACTTGAAGAAGTTCGTTGCATCTACTTCAAGATTCTTAGTGTTCGAACAAAACACCGGACAGACAAGAGCTAAATTCTTAAATACTGTAAACCCTTATTTGGAGAGTGTTCAACAAAGACAAGGACTTTACGCATTTAGAGTGGTTATGGATGAAACAAATAATACACCAGATGTAATTGACAGAAACATTTTACAAGGTTCTGTGTTCTTACAACCTGCTAAAACTGCTGAATTTATCGTAATAGATTTCAATATCTTACCGACTGGGGCAACTTTTAGTGTATAATTTGAATAACTAATATTTATATAAAATAAAGTAATAAAATGGCAGAAGTATTAGAATTTAACGAAATGTTTTATACCAATTTCGAACCAAAGATGAAGAACAGATTCATCGTGGAAATCGATGGTATTCCTTCATACTTAGTAAGAGTGGCAAACAGACCAACAATTCAGTTTGAAACAGTTGTATTAGACCATATCAACGTAAAAAGAAAGTTGAAAGGTAAAGGAGATTGGCAAGACGTGGCCCTTACATTATTCGACCCGATTGTTCCATCTGGAGCACAGGCGGTAATGGAGTGGATTAGAACATCTCACGAATCATTAACAGGTAGAGATGGATACGCAGAATTCTATAAGAAGGATGTGGATTTCTATATGTTAGGTCCAGTAGGTGATAAGATTGAGCAATGGAAATTAAAAGGAGCATTTATCTCTCAAGCTAACTTCGGTGACTTGGATTGGAGTAATGCTACAGACCCTGCATCAATTGAAATTACTTTAACTTACGATTACGCAATCTTAGAATTCTAATCAAAAATAAAATATAAAAGGGGAAACAGAAATGTTATCCCCTTTTTTTGTTTTGAAAATTTGTGATATATATATTTATATACAA